TGGGATTGGATCCAAGCAGTGATTGACAACGAGCTAATCATACCAGTTAAGGCTTACGTCAAAGTCGATGCCGCTGTTGGTGTCCTGGTCAACAGCATCTCTCGAACTGAGCTAGTGGAGTTGAGCAATGCACTAGTTCAGTTGCCCTGGTGGTATGATTTGGTCAACTTGGCGGAAATGGTGAGTGCTGTTCGAGAAGAAAAGGTCGACGGTGGCTACTACGTTTACAACATCACCTGGCTGTTGCCTGAGGAACAGAAGCTGTTGTTCATGCTCAAGCACCGAGAGAAGATGCCGTTTGTAGCCACAGTGGGCAAGAGCATCTAAATGGCAATAGATGACACAGGGATGAGAATGGTTGCACTAACACCTGAAGCAGGACTGAAGCGACTCAAGGAAAAGTTCAACGCTGAGGTTGGGTCCGGCCATGCTAACCAGCCCAGCCGACCGAGAACGAGCGTCACCCGATGATGTCAACAAGGAAGCAGGCAAGGCCATCTACCTTGTTGACATCATCACCTACGAGCGTCGTCGGCGGCAAGACAACCCAGCGGTGCAAGCTGCATGGGAACAATATCAGATCATGCTGACAATGGCGCGTCCTGCTGATGATTAAGACGGTGTTTGAAGTTTGGGCACCCCGGTCAATGACTGGTGTGCCACTGTGGGATGATTTAGCAGTCAATGCTGAGTTGTTCAAGATCACCAAGCACAACAATGCTGCGACAATGTCCTACACTACATCATTGACTTCTTGCTGCCAGAGGGCGAAGAAACCATCTTCGCAATGCGGCATGGCCATATTCACGGCGTTAGGATCTTGCCTACGAGTATAACTTTGCAAGAGTGGACGGCCCAACAACACCGTCGGGTTTCAACCCGTTAGCAGCCTGCCACTTTTTGAGCGCAGCTTCAGTGCCACTTCCAAAGATGCCGTCGGCTGGTGTCAGCTTTAGCTCACGCTGTAGGCGCGCAACCTCTGGTCCTTGGCTCCCACGCTTGAGAGTGGCACCGGTTGATTCCACTACCGGGCGTGTTGCTCCACCTGCCCCACCATGCGGCGCACTGCTACCGCGCAGCACTGTCAGCGCCAGCGCATACTTGGCTTTACGATCCTCAAGGCCGTTTGTGCCACCGTTGATGATCTTGGTCATAGCGATGATGTCGCCCTTGTCGGCGTGAGCGTTGAGGTTGCGATTCTGCCAGACCCAAGCAGCACTGGCTACAGCGCCTTTGCGCGTCTCAAGGTAAGAGATAACTTCATCCAGTGTCATGTTCATGTGTGCAGCAAAGTTGGTGTAGTTGGCGCGACCAGTCAGCTGAATGGTGCCACGACCACGAAAACGCCAGCCGTCACCGCTGCTCTCCGGACCGTTGTTCATGCGCCCAGCGTAAACATGGTTGGCAATCTTTTGGGGCCGGCGAGCATAATCCTCGGGCCGGCGGTTGATGAAATACTTGGGGAAGATCTTGCGCAGTCCTTCTACACTGTAGTTGAGGTTCTCGACCAGCACAGTAAAGTTGTTGCTCTCGTGCCCAGCTTGTGCCAGGAACCCAGCCACTCGCAGCTCAGTGTCAATATCGTATTTGGGCAGCACAGTGTTGAACGCGGTAAACCAAGCGTCAGCGTTGGGATTGTTTTTGAGGATGGCCCTCAGTTGGGCGGGTTCGAAGTTAAATTTGAAGCTCAAGGTGGCTCTCCAATATGTGAGTATTTATCCACGGTTCCTCTTAAGGTGGGCCTGCCGGATCTTTTCTTTGTGTTCTTCAGACAGCACTTTACCTACTGCCGCCTGGCGCAACGCCGACTTATGCTCTTGTGTGTGTGGCTTGCCACCTGGGTTCCTAAATCGTGCTTTACTACCGTAGTAACATGACTTGTTGGCCATGCATGGATTGCTCCAATGTTCGTATATAAGTGCCTGCTCGAAATCGTATGCGTCAGATTTGGCAGTGTCTGTGAAGAACTCGGCTACAATAGCGATGTTGTATTCCTCGAACGGATAGGATAGGTGTTTGGTGCTGGTTTTGTATTTGATGCCGAGATCTTGTTCGGCTGGCACTTGGTTCGCAACGCGATATCCGATATAGAACTCACCACTTGGGTGGTCTATGCGATAGACATATGGGTAAATATTCATGCTGTTGCCCTCCCAGGCGATAGAGTAGTTGGGACGCCACATCCGTGAACTACACCGATATTTATGAAAAAGGTTGACAAGCCTGCTGGTTTATGCTAATTTACAAGCTATAGGAAAAGATGATGAAAGTAATTTTTGGAAGAGACGCGTCCGACGCTATCAGCGGGCGCATGACAGTATTAGAGTTAGACACCTTCTTCCAGGAGGGTCTCAATGAACCCATCACCGCCTTTGCGGTGTTGGAGAACACAGATGTTCCGATCCAAGAACTTCCGCTTATGGAGAACCATCTCAAGCTGCACAACACAATGTTGCTTGAATACCGTAAGAAGAATTTCAGCTACTGCACTCAAGCACTGGAACATCTGCGCGGCAAGTGGGGTGGGGAGATTGATTCATTCTATGATGAATTTGAAAACCGCATCAACACTTTAAAGACAACTACTTTGCCAGCCAATTGGGATGGTGTAGTTGTAAATACAGTAGACTAATCATGGTTTAGCTAAAGCACTCTCGTAAAGCCGAGACGAACAGTTAATTTATCATTGTATCATAAATTTAAGCAAACCTAAAATGACTAATTGAGCTTGTTGTGGCTTCCGTGGCAAGTTCAATAAACACACTAACAATAGTGAGCACTTGATCACTGCAAATTGCATATCAAGAGGCGCTAACGGGGCATATAAAAATGACTGACATTAGTATAGAGTTCTCAAACCCCGTAGACGCTGCCGATAGCATAGAATATCGCTGGCGTCTACGGGATACTCCAGTGGCCGCTCGCTGGTTAGAACGGCTGCAAACTGCGCAACGGTTTGGCTACGGCATAGATGACCCACGTCGCTTCTACGGCTTCAACAGTGCAACAGAAGAACGTGCCGACGCGCTGGCGCGCATACAAGCTGACATTGCCACGATCAACCGCCATCAACACATCATCGAACGTGAGCTAACCACCCTTGACGACCAAGACACGCTGAACTACCTGCACCACATCTTTGAAGTGTATCACGGGCTGCTGGATCAACAGAACACACCCTACTGGCAAGCTGCACCTGTTGAAGTGCAACGCGCGCTAGCACGCCTCAACATCGACGTCCACCGTGCAGAAGACGCCGGTCGCAACCTCAAGCCCAAGTTCATCTGCACCTACTACGGCCTGCCCAAGACTGAATTCTTCAGCCCAGAGGACTGGCAACACATCAACAACCAGTATCAGTTTGGGGATCTTACCATCACTTACGCTGAAATTGGTAAGACGCTGGCAGACATGTGCCACGACCAAGACACCTACATACACCCAGAAGCCTTCCAACCTTACCAACACATTAGCGCAGACTTTGGCGTGGGCTTTGATGATGTAAGCGCAGAGGATGCTGTTGCAGAACGTGTAAAGGTGTGGACCTACTGGCAACAACACAGACTCAAGTTTGAGGCGCTAGGTTGCACTTGGCAGCACCCGCAGCACCAGCCTGGAAAGATCACTGTTGCGGATATGATATATACTGATAAGCAAACCGTGCTAGACAGTTTGAAAACCAGGCAGCACGTCAAATCTGTAACTGTGAAGGACACTTAATGAGCAGACTAGAGGACTACATTACCAAGCACGACTTTGAACGCCCTACACTGCTGATTGACCTAGACCAAGTTGCCGAAAATTATCGCCGTCTCAAGACTGGCATGCCAACAGCATATGTGCATTATGCAGTTAAAAGCAATCCGCACCCAGAGATCTTGGCAACGCTGCACAAGGCTGGATCGCGCTTTGATGCTGCTAGCGCAGGTGAGATTGAGATGTGCCTTGCGGCAGGTGCAGACCCAGCCAACATCAGCTTTGGCAACACGGTGAAACGCTGGCAAGACATTGAGTATGCCTACGCTAAAGGCATCGAGCTATACAGTGCAGACGCCGAAGAAGAGCTAGAGAAGATTGCGCGGCACGCCCCAGGTAGCCAAGTGTTCATCCGCATCCTCATGCGCAGCACTGAAGCAGAGTGGCCACTGAGCCGCAAGTTTGGTTGCAGTAGCAGCATGGCCATCCCGTTGATGAACCGCGCCAAAGAGCTGGGCTTGGAGCCAGTGGGACTAAGCTTTCACGTAGGATCGCAAACACGCCACCCTCACATGTGGTATGACAGCCTTGACGCTGTTGCTGCAATCTGGCATCACGCACGAGAAGAAGGGCATCTACTGTGGCTGCTCAACTGCGGCGGCGGCTTCCCAACCTACTACGGCGTAGACATCACTGAAGCAGAAGAATACGGCACCACGCTGGCACAGGCGATCTACAGCCGCTTTAGCCATGTGCCTTACCTAATGATCGAGCCGGGACGGGGCATGGTGGGCAACGCAGGCGCAATCGCAGCTGAGGTGCTGCTGGTCAGCCGCAAGACAGAGGGCGATCCTGTGCGTTGGGTATACCTCAACGTGGGCCGCTTCAACGGCCTAGCTGAGACCGAAGGTGAAGCCATCAAGTATCAGTTTGCCACCCCAGGGCATGAGTATAGCAGCGCAGCCGCAGGACCATGTATCCTAGCTGGACCGACCTGCGACAGCGCAGATGTTCTTTACGAAAAGAACAAAATTTATTTGACCTATGATCTTCGCGCTGGAGACAAGTTCATCATCAAAAGTTGTGGTGCATATACAAGCACTTACAGCACCATCGCCTTCAACGGGTTCCCACCACTTGAGGTCCAGATTCTACCTAGAGGTTGACAACACTGCTAGATGTGCTATTGTTAACTGTAGGCGATAGAAACAAGAGAGAGATACACCATGGGCTACGTTGTTTATGACACTGTGACGACTCGGGTTGTTAAGTCGAAAGCTGGCCGGAGCTCGTTTGCTGCCGCAGCCGCTGCCAAAGCTGCGGTGACCCGTGCTGCCAAAGCTGCGGTGACCCGTGCTGCCAAAGCTGCGGTGACCACGCCCAACTACTGCTCGAGCGAAGCATACTGGACGGCCTAAGGCAGAAAAATATTGCAGATCGAGGCCGATTTGCTGTAGTCTATAGACTACAAGAGATAAATAAAAGATAAGAAGGACGATAGTTTTCAATGTTTACACTCGCCAACACAGTAGCACTAGGTAGCAACGGATGGACAAATCCGAGTGTGGATCTATGCTCGGAGGGTTACGGAGGCTAACGGACAAGAAACAGTCCAAAAGTTTTTGAAACCCTCCAGCAGCGATGCTAGGAGGGTTTTTTCTTGTAAAAGTTGAAGATAGGTATTGACAAACACGACGAGACAGCTTATATAGTAACAGTAGACGGAACGTAGACGGTGCAAACCAGAACTTCCAGAAGAAGACAAAAAGATACGACAGACGACAAAATAGTGGTTGACGAAGCAAACAAGATGCGCTAAGTTAGCTATGTAGACGAAAGTTTACACGCTCATTGAAAATTTAGTATGATGGCCCCAGCAGATAAGCGATGACGGGCCGAAGAAACAGAGGGGTCATACCTCTAAGCTGGGAGACGTAGGTCGAACCAGACTGAGTATGGCTGTTCTGTTTTGATATACGCATTGTCGTTCGATTCGGCATACGGTCAGCGGAGAAATCCCAGCGTCATGGTGTGCGTATATCAAAACAGAACGAGATCGACGAGGTGCAGGAAGGGCCAACTGTAACAGGGAAACCCCGAGCAGCAACGCGCGTAGAAACGCAGACGGTCTTGTTTTGTTTCCAAGCCAAGGCGGCGCGAGCCCCAAGAAAGGTCATTCCAGTGGGAGACCTTGAAGCTAAACAATAACGCTTCTAGAGCAGCCCGTGAGGTTGCAAGCTGGAGAGATATAACACGGCACTGACGATAGTGAGGGCGTCAGCTAAGTCGCCAGCCCGCTGGTAGAACCACATACGACACGGCACTGTGAGGCTAGAGCAGTTAAATCGTCCTAATGCGGATAGAGCCAAACACATACACTGTAGTGGGCACCCAAGCGTCATATGGCGGTTCCCTCGGGTCGAAAGGGGAGACGGTTCAAATCCGTCGTGCAGTGTTACTAAATCATTCCCACTGAGTCGTCCAGGTGATGGCGCTGTTATATCTAAGATGCGCGCCGGCAACAAAGCAAACGTATATGCCTAATAGAGCACGAAAAAGAAATGCGGTGCCCGATGATGCCGACCTTGAGCTAATAAAACGCATTTACAAACATGCGCCAGTTGGTTACCAGATCGATCATATAGTTGCACTAGCAAACGGCGGCAAGCATCATCAAGATAACTTGCAATATCTTCCAAGTTGGGAGAACGCCAGAAAAGGAAAACGAGATGCGTATGATCAACTGTTGGTTATACGCTGGCAAGACATCGTTCGGATGTGACAGAGTGGTAATGTGCCTGGCTGTTAACCAGTGTCCCATTAAGTTGGCGGAGGTTCGATTCCTCCCGTCCGAGCCAAAACTAAAGAATTGTCGCGCGGTAGAGGAGTCAGGGCGTCCTCGCTAGCCTCATAAGCTGGAGATCATTGGTTCAAATCCAGTCTGCGCAACCAAAAAATATCCGGGTGTGGGAAAGCATGGTTTAATCTGCCTGTTTTGGAAACAGGAGAACGCTGGTTCAAATCCAGCCACCCGGACCAAGTTAGTCTGAAGCGAAGCAACCGCGCTCTTGGACATGAGAAATCCTACAATGCTGACACCGGGAAAGATTGGCCAAAGTTTACAAGACTACATGTTAGAAGTAAAACGAGGCGTCAATGCACGCCTATCCAACAAACGCTCCACCAGAGGCGCTGGGTAATCAGTTGTTGGAGAACTTAGCAGGTTACAGGGGATTGGTGTAATGCAGCGTAGTCCCGATTGCCGGTTCAGGTCCCTGTTCAATTCAGGGGTCCCCTGCCAAGTGAGAAGAACATGATGGGTTTACACTAGCGCAGGACGCCAAATCCATAAGACGCAAGAATTTTGGCTAAATACTGTAGCCAAAAGGACACGTGATGCGATTGCATGAAATACTAAGTGAAGCTGTTTACGGTGACGGCGCTATGGGAACGCCTGGAGAGGTTGATCCAGCGTTTGACGCAGTGAACACCGGCATGAATGCATTCAAGCAACTGCGCAACACTGACAGTTACATGCAATACAGAATGGGAATTGCGTTGGCAGCAGCCAGCAGCGATCAACCGTTTGACCAAGAAAGTGCGTATGCTGAAAACTTCCTAGTTGGCACATACACGCCAGAAGAACTTGAGATTATGAACAAGGCTGCTAAATTGATGGGTGTTACACCCACCAAGCTTACAAGCCAGCGCAGCCAAGAACCACCAAACACAAACAAAGCCAGTGTTGTAGCTAAACCAAAGCGCAACCGTTACGGCGTTTAAGAGATCGTTCCTTGTTAGAGTATCTGATTATTAATCAGAGTGTCGCTGGTTCGAGCCCAGCACAAGGAGCCAAGATTACCGGTTGTGGTTGTAAAATTGGCGAATGGTAAGCCTTCCTGCAGTGATGCAGGTTAACACGCTCAGTGATGGGAGTAATTGGCCCTAGAGTAGATTCTGGTTCGAATCCAGTAACTGGTTACAGATTATAGGGGTGTATGATACTGGAAGTCGGCGGGTCTCCAAAACCTTGCAGTGAGAGTTCGAATCTCTCCACCCTTGCCAATTTTGACATGAGTTACGAGCGTTCTTTGGCGTAGGTATGCGGATACTACTCGTATTACTTAACCGTTCGAATCGGTGAGCCGACCAAAGCATGTCAAAACTAGAAAGCCAGCGCCACGCACGTTGTAGCCCAGCAGGCTTTGTATGCTGCGGTGATGTGTGGGACCTGCGTGTAGGGAGTAAACACGCACCAGAATAATGCGCTATTGGTGAATGGGTATCTCACTGGTCTGTCTAACCGGTGTAGCGGGTTCGAGCCCCGCATAGCGCGCATAGAGCGCCTGCAAATGGTAAATAGCAATAACAATCAGACTATTCCATTTGCAGGCGAGCACAACATGAAATACTACACCATCTACAAAATCACTAACTTGGTGAATGGCAAAACTTACATCGGTAAGCACGAAACCAGTCAAGTCAACGACGGCTATATGGGTTCGGGCAAGCACCTGAAGAGAGCCATTGCCAAATACGGCGCCGAGAACTTCGTTAAAACCATACTGCATGTCTACAGCACAGAAGCCGAAATGAATCAAAAAGAAAAAGAGCTGGTTACTGAAGAATGGTGTCTACGAAAAGACAACTACAACTTGTGCGTAGGCGGTCAAGGCGGGTTTGGTTATATCAATCAACTTGGCATCAACAACTTGCCAACTGAATCAAAAATGCGCGGAATTAGGAAAACTGCTGAAAAACGCAGAGGAAGAAAAAATCCGCAATGCAGTAACAACTTTGAGGCTGCACGACTAGCAGGACGTATACGACACGATGGGTTCAAAGGAAAAGCCCATAGCAGCGAGACTAAGCAAAAAATAAGAGCCAGCTCAAAAGGGGTTGCAGTTGGAGAGAAAAACAGTCAGTTTGGAAAAGTATGGATTACTGATGGTCTTAACAACAAAAAGATATCAGCAACAGATACTGTGCCGGCAGGTTGGCGTTTCGGAAGAGTGCTAAATAAACATGTTGACACCTAAACAATAGTGTGTTACATTGAAAATAAGAAAGGGCCCTTAGCTCAGTTGGGAGAGCGCCTGATTTGCATTCAGGAGGTTCGTCGGTTCGATCCCGACAGGGTCCACCAAAACATTGGGGGATTAGCTCAGTGGTAGTAGCGTCTGTTTTACACGCAGAATGTCGGGAGTTCGACCCTCTCATCCCCTACCAAAAATATGCGCTCATCGCGCACCAAAAACAAAGGTTGACTGTGGCACTAGGTAGTGCTATAGTTAACTGACAAAGAAGGAACGTAGAGTTGGCAGACATCAATACTAGCTCGAGGTTCAAGGATCTGGTAGACGTTTACTGCACGAACAATGGCAAGAAGCAAGAAGCAGAGTTGATCCAGACCACGGCAGACAAGATTGTGGTGATCCTTCCAGGGTTCATCAAGATGACACTATACAAAACTACAACGCCTCACTTCTATGCTGCAAGACAAAGTGGACTTGAGTTCACATGCAGCACTAAAAAGTGACGCAATGGAGCGGGGGCAGGATGGTAATGCAGCAGATTGCTAATCTGTAGGACTTTCGAGTTCACTGGGTTCGACTCCCAGCCGCTCCGCCAAAACAGCACGGTCATCCAGCCATAACAGAGCTGGGACGCACTACGGTGGTAACCTTTTCAGGGTATGCAAGAGATAATGCGGGTGTAGCTCAATGGTAGAGCCACTGCCTTCCAAGTAGAAGACGAGGGTTCGACTCCCTTCACCCGCTCCAAGTTTGCGCTAGGCCACAGAAAAAGATGAGACGCGGTGCACCGTGTTGAATCGGACACGTGGTGCCCACGTGGAGTGGGATGAGGTAATAGCACGAGGCTCAACCCCACTGATCATGGAGCGGGATTAGTAAATAACTCAAACGCTGTGGTAGTGTTCAGCGGCGCAATACAATTTAGGCCCGCATGAGAAGTGTGAGGAATGCCGCAAGCTACCCGGCTAGACAACATTACACTCGAGAAGGCGTGTTGGAGTGCCAGGCCTATCTAAACAACAATATCCGTATGTGAGTGGGCAATATGAAAAAGACAAACGAAGAGAAAGAAGAATTTTACGGGCGCTGCGCAGACATACTAGGTATACCGCACGAGTTTGCGACACCAGGGGCGCGCCGCACCAGATGGAATGCAAGACGACTTGGTAACGGTAGGTATCCAGGATTTGGACTAGTGCAGTGCTTCGGAGACGATGTGCGCGTAGTATCAAAGCGTGGAACCAGAATGTTCAAGTCCTACGACGAGGTGTATAAATACCTCGAAGAAATACGCTAGTGTGGCTCAGCGGCGACAGCACCTTTTTTAGTTATGATGATAAATAACAGCGAAGAAAATTTAAGTCTATTGTGTCCGAATTGCCATTCGCAAACTGCAACGTATAAATCTAAAAATAAAGGTAATGGTAGGCATTCAAGACGAGTAAGGTATGCCGAACAGAAAAGTTACTAATAAGCCCTTGTATCCTTAATGGTAGAGGTTCGCTCTTGTAAGGCGAGTGTGTTGGTTCGATTCCGACCTGGGGCACCAAATTAGCTAGTGAAAGGCGAGTCCCTCCACTAGCACCAATAAGTCCTATGCTCGACTTGACGAATCGTCAACTGTTGTGGTCCGAAAGAACTAGAGCGGCGGGCGTTGACGCGTCCTATAATACAGCTGGGGATAACCAGAAGATGCGGGATTAGCTCGACCGCCTTGGCGTTGGCCATGTAGTATAAGGGTTCGGTGCATATTCAACCATAACGTATACGGTCATGTTCTTCCCTATGACAGTTAGCGCACAGTAGCAGACATTTGTCAACTTCGGCAAACAACTTCGAAAGCTTGACAGCCTTCAAACCCTGTGGATCCTTTAGTGTTGGGTCTTTGTGGTGAAACTCAAGAGCGCCACGGAATTTGTTGTAACCGCAATGCTCACACTTGCCGCCCTTGTATTCAATGGCTAGTTCTCTGCGCGATACTCGACGCCGTTCAATGTCCCTTGTATGGCACTTTTTGCAAGTGCCTTTCATCCTGGGATTGAAGTTAGTTGGATTGCGTTCGCCACATGTTTCGCATAAGTGCGTTTTAACAACTTCACCTTTTTTTGGCATAGTTTGATCTCCTTTGAACTATTTACCATAGTATAACAAAAACTGTATTAAACCACAGAGGCAATAAATATAGACATAGCAACGGGAGATGTGCTATGTTAGCTGTTAAAGAACTACCATGGATTGTTGAAGCCAAAAAGGTTTGGGGCCTACACGAAAGTAGAGACGCAACCAAACTGCGAGCTTGGCTCAAGTCGGATGGTAAGACGCTGGGCGATCCAGCCAAACTGCCATGGTGCGGTGACTTTGCTGAGACGGTGATTAAGAACTCACTGCCCAAAGAACCGTTTCCAGGTGCGCTTGGAGAGAACCCATATTGGGCTCGTAACTGGGCCCTACTAGGAAAAGCAACCAAGCCAGTGTATGGCGCAATTGGTGCGTTTAGCCGAGGCGAAAACGCAGGACACGTGGGCATATTGGTCGGCGAAGACGCCACAGACTACTATGTGCTAGGTGGCAACCAGGGCGATACAGTGAGCATTGTGCGTATTGTAAAGACTAGACTGCTGGCAGCACGTTGGCCATCAACCTACAAAGAGACTAAACAACCGCTGCCCAAATTGGATCCAAAGAAGGTTCCGAGGTCAGCAAACGAATTCTAAGAATTGGCCTGGTAGAGAAATTGGCATTTAACTCGTTACCCGTGCAAGGGTAAAGGTAGTGGTTCAAATCCATTCTAGGCCTCCATACTAATGCGGATATGATGAAATGGTAGACTTGATGCGCTTAGAACGCATTGCCGCAAGGCGTGGGGGTTCGAGTCCCTCTATCCGCACCAATACAGCTCGCGGCTTACCGCGTGACTGAAAGACTCTCCATCACATCATTCCCAGGCATATGGGCGGCGACGATAATCCGACTAACCTAATCGAGTTGACCATCGAAGAACATGCTGAAGCGCATCGTGTGCTGTATGAGCAATACGGAAAAGTTGAAGACAAGATTGCGTATTTGGGTCTGTTGAAACTAATAGGCCAAGAAGAAATGCTGCTAGAGAAATCAAGGTTAGGCGGCAAGGGCAACAAAGGAATACCAAAGACAGCCGAGCATAGAAGTAAAATATCACTTAATGCCGCCGGCGGCGTTGATGCTCATACAGACGAAACCAAAGCGATAATTTCTAGCAAGATGATGCAGAATAAGAATTCTGCGAACCACAAGACAGATAAATACAAGAAGACACAAAGCGAAGCAATGAAGCTTGCTTGGCAGCGTAGAAAAGATATCCGAGTGTAGCTCAGCTTGGCCAGACCAAACAACAACGGTCCACTCGGACCAAAACAACGGTCCAATACAGACCAAAACAAATGCGGGTATCGTATAAAGGTATTACGGCGCGTTGCCAACGCTCAGAAGCGGGATCGTTCCCCGCTACCCGCTCCAAATCACATGCTGGCGTAGCTCAATGGTAGAGTGCAACCTTGCCGAGGTTGAAGTTGTGGGTTCGAATCCCATCGCCCGCTCCAAATAGAAAAAGGCCCAGCAGCAATGTTGGGCTTTTTCCATCTAACGAGTCTTGTATGTTCCTAGTAAGGATTCAGAAATCTTCCGCTTATGTTCGGCTGTCTTTGGCGCAGTGCCTTTTCCGCGACGCCCGATTGAAATCTTACGCAGATGTTCATCTGACAAGCTCTTGCCGAGATTTGCTTCTCGAATCTTTGCCTTAGTCTCCTCGCTGCGAGGAACACCTCGACGACTGGTTGACATCTTTTGCCTAGTAGCAGAAGACAATGTTGTTCCGGCAGTGCTAAACCGTTGTCCGTTGTAGTTGCAGCGTTTGTTTACAAGGAATGGGTTGCCCCAATGCTCGTATATAGTTGCCTGTTTGAAGTCAAGCGCGTCTGTCTTAGCAGTGGCAGTAAAGAACTCAGCTAAGATAGTGATGCTGTATTCCTCAAACGGATAGGATAAGTGCTTAGTGCTGGTTTTGTATTTGTATCCAATGTCTGCTCCAGCTGGCACTTGGTTAGCGCAGCGGTAGCCGATGTAGAACTCACCACTTGGGTGGTCTATGCGATAGACGTATGGGTAAATATTCATGCTGTTGTCCCTAAACAATAGAGTAGCTGGGGTTGCCGCCCGCGAGCTACATCACTATGTATGATTTTGGTTGACATGATCAAAAAATCATGCTAACTTGTATGCTATAAGGTAGACTATCGGGCTTGATCCGTCCCGACCTACAGCACAAAAACAACATCCTGGTCTTTACAGGGGTCTCACCAGCTGGTTTCCAACCCAGCGAGGCTAACGGATCGCCAAATTGAGAACGGCCAGCCCGAATCCCATCCGGAGAGCAGGTCACTCTATTATAGAGTGTCGACAAGTGGTAAGGTCGAGACTGGCGTTCAATAAGTGCAGTGGGCCAAAGAAGCTTTACAGTCGAGCGAGACAGACGACAAGCGTGTCACCGAGACTATTCCAATGGATGTGGGATATTGGGCCAAGGACAAGCTGGGCATTCCGGACCTTGAGAAGCCAAGTGTGAGCAAAGCCATGCTGACCAAGATCAAAGAGTCGCAGTATGAAACAAACCTGGCTGGCATTGAGAACGTGATTTCCGCCATGCACAGCGAAGGAATTGATTGGCCAGAGTTTGCCATCATTGAGAAGAGCATCGCAATTGAAAGAAACAAGCCTAAGACAGCATAAGAAATATCGCCCTAGTAGCCGAGTGGCATAAATAACCATGCAAGGAGTTATTTATGCCACTCGCCCCTCAAAGATTAGACTACGACAAATCACCAACAGTTTGCGCTCAGTGCCATGCAGCACTGCCGCCTCGATTGAGAAAGAACACGAGAACAAAGTCAGAGTTGAGCAATGGCTAGAGGGTGGTGTGTCGTGGCAGCCAGACGCTCACCGGGGCGGGCTAAGAGGTATGTAAGAGACACCGTCGGCAACTGTTGCAGTATGTGCAAGCTAACAGAATGGCAAGGGCAACCGATTACTCTCGAACTAGACTACACCGCCGGCGACCCGCATAACAATGCACTAGAAAATCTAAGGCTGCTCTGTCCGAACTGCCACAGTATGACTGACAGTTACAAAGGAAAGAACAGGGGCCGGGGACGGATCGGCAGATATAAAACGGAGTTAACATGACAAGCACAGAATTCATCTCAAAGTTCACTTACCGCAAGGGTTGGACATTCATCACAGGTTGGCGCCGTATCGACAGTGCGCCATACGCTGGCAACTGCAACGACTTTGCGCTGACCACGCTGCTCACTGTTGAGGGCGGTTGGCTCAAGGCTATCTGGGCACTGCTCACCTTCCGCGCAGTGTTTTGGCTGACACACTCGCCACAGAACAAACTACTGCCGCGCCACGTTGTGCTGTGGCACAAGGAGCATGGTTGGATCGACAGCACCGTGCGTAAGTGGCGAGACACACCAGCACCACACAAGCGTCGTTTGCCGCTGCTATGGCCATGGGCGCTGTTCCGTATGCTGTGGGGCGCACTCAACCCATTCTAAACGGTTGACACCAACACACTCTGTGCTATATTGAACTGTAGGCAACGGAGAAAGCCAGATGACCAAATACACCATCACTCTCAAATCTGCCGTATGTGACCCTGAGCCACAGTGCAGACGGCTGCTACTTTGAGCTGATACTACGCGCCAGTAGACGCAAGCTTACCCCAGACGAATGCACCCGCGTGGTTGGCATTCCAGCAAACTACGAGCACGTGATTGGCAGCGGTGGCGACCACGTTTGGTATAGCAACCGTGGCGTGGTCCGCACTGCTGAGATCATCCAAAGCCAAGGATGGATGGTGGATCCGGAGCAAACGGCCTACCTGGATCCAAAGACTGTGATTTACTACATCTAAGAAAAATGCAGATACACGGAGAAAAAGGTTGACCAGCCTGGCGTCTCCGTGTATAAATAACATAACGAATATGGAAGTGTGGCCGAGTCCGGCTTAAGGCGCCTGTCTTGAAAACAGATGAACGTGATGAGCGTTCCGTGGGTTCGAATCCCACCGCTTCCGCCACTAACACGACGCAGAAAAAAGATGCCAGAAAACCACTAATAGTGGTTGACGGCAGAGATAAATAAGTATACAGTAACTACAACAAGTAAGACAACAGCGGCAACGCACCAGAGAAAGCTACAGCAAATGACCCACGTCCAGCAACATATGTTTGAGATTCGCATTGAAAAATGCCGTGAGTATCGCTTTGGCGAGAACACTGGAGGCGGAACCGGATGCTAGCATAACAGCATCACAGGAATTCCAAAAAGCCCTCCAGTAGCGATACTAGGAGGGTTTTTTAATGGACTAAGTGGACATGCGGAACGAGACTGCGCGGTAATCACTATAAACAAACCGAAATGGGCGGACCGGAGGATCAACGTGCGGTGAGCACTAGTAAAATTCCGGTTGTATTTGTCAAGCACACTGAGTGTGCTTCACTAATACGAAATATGTCACGTTGGCCGAGCGACAGAGGCACTGGATTGCAAACCCAGTTAGAACGGTTTAACTCCGTTACGTGACTCCAAGATATGGTGACACCGAGTGGTTCGGACAGATCTCTCATAAGGATCTAGGGTGAGTTCAACTCTCACTGGCACTACATAGAGCGCCTCTAAGAGATAAATAGCATAGTAAGACTACATCTCTTAGAGGCGAGCACACCCGATTGTGGATAGCCAGGTTCAAATCCTACCGTCGGGACCAATAGTGCCAGGTAAGGTGTAAGGGTAGCATATCTCACTGTGACTGAGATGGATTGGGTTCAACTCCCATACCTGGTTCCAAATATGGGGAGCGCAAGTAAGGCAAGATGGTTCTTGCAGGAGCCTGTAAAGCTTTTCCGGTAACGGCGCGGTGTTCGATCCCGTGCACCAAAACAATGTGCTGTGAGCTAGTCGGGTGATTTAGCGGCTGTCTGAAAAGCAGCAGAACCAGGTTCGAGTCCAGGACAGCACACCAATTCATGCACGAGTAGTTCAGTGAGAGAACGCCGCCTTCGTAACGCGGATGTCGAGGGTTTGATTCCTTCTTCGTGCACCAAAACAACGGCCCCATCGTCTAAAGGTAAGGATACTAGACTTTCAATCTAATGATGCTCGGTTCAAGTCCGGCTGGGGCTACCAACTAACATGCTGCTATCGTATAATGGTATTACACCTCTTTGGGTATAAATAAACACATGAACAAGTATGCACCCAAAAACATCGACAAAAGCGAAGCGCAGACGTTGTATGACAACGGACTATCGTTGCGCAAGTTGGCCAAACATTACAAGGTAACTGTCCAAACTATACAGCGCCTAAACCTTGCTACACGGACTCAACCCGAGTCTCGTTTATTGCAAAAATATGTGATGAGTGACGCAAAAAAGAAAGAAGCTAGCGCCAGAGCAAAGGCTTCTAACTTAGGTGGATATCGCCCACATCCAAACAAAGGACAGCGATACAAGGACATATGGTTTGATTCAAGGTGGGAAGTAACAGTAGCTGAATCGCTTGACAAGAACGGTATTGCTTGGTCTAGGCCAAACACTGGGTTCGTTTGGACGGATGCCGGCAACAAGTATTATCCAGATTTCTACTTACCGAAATACGACGTTTACTTGGATCCCAAGAATCCGTATCTCCGGGAGAAAGACAAAGACAAAATCCAGCAAGCCCAGCTGAGAAATAACATAACCGTTATTGTGCTCACTGAACACCAGCTTGAATGGAAAGACATTGCCCTGTTAGTGATAACGGCTTAGCACAGATCCCTGGTATGGATCAAGAGAAAGTTCGACTCTTTCACAGGGCACCAAACAAATACAGGCCGCAGCTATGGTGTAGTCGGCGATTCTTACAAAATCGCGTCGGTGTTGGGTTCGACCCCCACAGGCCTACCAAAACACAATATAGGGACGTAAGCTGCCAGTCAGCGGCCGCCGCAAGGCGGTGATAAACAGTGCGCACCGTTAACGGTTCAACTCCGTGCGTCTCCACCAACAATAGCACATCGACCCGACGGGTCGATGGTTCATAGACGTGGACGACGCGCTGACTGTGGTTCAATTCTACCGAGTGATGTGCTATACAAATTTCGGACGGGGTCCAATCAGTGGTCAATTGGAACCGGCTCTTAACCGGCAAACGTGTGGGTTCGATTCCCATCCCGTCCACCAAATAGGCAGTAGGGTCTGCAGGGCGTATCGTGACAGAACGCAGGAACAAAACCCAAATATATTGCCCGATCGTCTAATGGCAGGATAGCTGACTTTGAATCAGTTGATACACGTTCGAGTCGTGTTCGGGCATCATACCGCCTGTCTACAGCACAGAAGCCGAAATGAACACGCTGGGATCGGCTACTACGACGAGAACGGCAACTGGCAGTGGACCGAAGAAGATTGAGGTTGACACTGCCCAACAACGTGTTATATTGACTACATAGAAAGGAGAGCAAGATGAAACACAAACGACAAGTGCCCAAAGAACGTAATCCGTTCGTAGCCCATCTTGCTACGAAACGTTCGGGAGCGCACGGTAAAACCAACAAGGCGCTGCGACGTTTGGAAAAGGTCGCGATGCAATCCATACAGTATGGACCGCGTCCTATCATTGGTCAATAGGAGTTAACTTGCATAAATAATAGTTCAATGGAGGACTATTATGGCGGCATGTGTTTACTGTGGTAAGGAAATTGCAAATTCGGGCGGATTAGCAAGGCATCAATTTGGTTGCGTCCTGAATCCAAATCGAGTTATATATCCTAAGCCGTCGCCAAATGCTGGCTTTAAGGCCGGCCACAAAGCTTGGAATGCTGGTTTAACTAAGGATGTTGATTCTCGACTTGCAATCAATGATCTAACAAAGAAAAAGATCAGAGCCAAATCGCAAGGCAGGACACATTCCGACCAAACCAAGCAAAAGATTTCTGCAGCCCGGACCGATTACTTGCTTAAGAATCCATCTCAGGTTCCGTATTTGTTAAATCACTCTAGTAGAGGTGCATCATATCCGGAGATTTATTGGAAAGCGGTTCTCGATAGCTACAATCTTGACTATGAGCAAGAATACCAGATACGATTATACAGTATCGATTTTGCATTCCTAAGACCAAAAGTGGCGCTTGAGATTGATGGAGAACAACACTACTTGGATGAAAAGATCGTCAGCAGCGACTTACGAAGAACAAAATTCCTCCGAGACAACGGATGGAAGGTAATCAGAGTTAGGTGGGCAAAATACAAGAAACTTGACGATGCTGCTAAAAAAATATACATTGAGGAACTAATAAAAAAATTGGACCCGTAGTCTAGACCCCCTCGGAGGTGGAAGGGACTTTTAATCCCCCGACAAGCAGTTCGACTCTGCACGGGTTCACCAAGCTATCAGGGTTCGATTCCCTGGCGGTTCACCAAACATTACTTTGACGATGCACTGTTCTCAAAACTGCTCGGGAAAGCACCCTATGCCCTTACGCCGGCCGGCAAACCTCAGGGAATGGATAGGTAAGACAACCCACAGTGCATCTTCTAAGTAATGGCGCATTGGACTTCTTGGCGAAGGTCGCTGCCCTTTCAAGGCGGAGAAACGGGTTCGAACCCCGTGCATTCTACCAAATAACTTGACAAATGTCAGCGTATGCTGTAACGTAAACAAAATCAACTAGGAATACCAACATGAGTCAGGCACTTTACGAAATCGAAAGCTTGCGCTTTTGGGACGAAGACGAAATCGAAATGCGAGAGATGATGACAGCGCGGCTTGCCAGCGTTGTCAAGCAAACACTGCTTGGTGTGAACCGAGCATGGCAGTTCAAACGTGTGGAAGGCCCGTTGCTTACCCCTCGCAGCTTTGTCAGTCCCAGCTACGACGAGAGCGACATCTTTGTCACGCAGGTGAAGAAGGCAGACAGCTATCTGGCACTGCGCCCCGAGACCACTGTTAGCAGCTACATGTTTGCACGTCAGAACTTTGACAAGAAGAAGCTGCCACTGTGCGTTTGGCAAGCTGGTAAGAGTTTCCGTGTTGAGAAGAGCGATGGCGCTACTGCGGCCAAGCTGAGGTTCAACGAGTTCTACCAGCTGGAGTTCCAATGCATCTACAGCGTGGGCACACAAGCTGACTACCGTGCTGCACTGATTCCGTTTGTGCGCAAGGAAGTGTCGCGCTTCTTGCAGCTTGACACTCGTGTTGTTGACAGCGATCGCTTGCCTGAATACAGCGAAAGCACGTTGGACATTGAAGTGCCATTCCGCGATGAGTGGAAGGAGATTGCAAGCTGCTCGATCCGCAAGGACTTCAGCGAAGATACCAGGGTGTGTGAGATTGCCATTGGCCTTGACAGGTTGGTTGAGATCTATAGCCAAAGTAGATAACGTAAACAATGCGGTGGATGGCGAAATGGTATAAAAAGACGGGCTTTCACGTGGACGACGAGTTCATTGACGACCCCGACGACTTAGAAGGTTACGAGCAGATCGACATGGTTTATATACTGCAACCTCTATAACGAAGCCGCGCACCGCGCTTCTGCCATTTTTGCTCCGGTCTCATCTGAGGTTATCCTCTTGCGCCGCGCCTCCGACATTTTTGCTCTGGTTTCAGCTGAGTGTTTCTTTCCGCGTTGCCCAGCAGTGCTAAATCGTCTTTTACTGCCATGGTGGCAGTTTTTGTTGACTAACTGGGGATCTCCCCAGTTCTCGTAAATAACAGCTTGCTCAAAGTCGTATGCGTCATCTGCCCCAGAGGACAGATAGAACTCGGCTAGGATAGTTTAGCTGTATTCCTCAAACGGATGACTTAGATGTTTGCTGCTGGTTTTGTATATGTAACCGAAATCTGCTGATGCTGGCACACGATTTGCGCAGCGATAACCGATGTAGAACTCACCGCTCGGGTGGTCTAGGCGATAGACATATGGATAAATATTCATGCTGTTGTGTCCTTCCAGACGATAGAGTAGTTGGGGTTCCCGCCCGCGAACTACGTTGTTATTTATGAAAAACAGGTTGACGCTGCACTGTAGTAACTTAAACAAAATGCCCCAGCCGCTGAGCCGGATCAGAGTCTTCTAAACTCAGAGCGACAGGTTTGATTCCTGTCTGGGGCTCCAACTCTAACACCAGGCAGGACACCATGACCTTGTATAAAGCCCCCAAGGCGCGATACCTTGTTGTAGACTACTTGTTATTCGACGACAACAGATATCGCTTCAATGAAGTGTTGCCAAAGAAACGTCTGGTGCAGACTGACCATGAAGATGGACTGCTCTACAAGCATATGAAGAATGCAGCCAGCATGATGGGAAATTGGAACGAACGATGACCAAAGAAGAGAAACTTAAGAAGGCGCCCACTCGTCTGTTGATGAGCTGGCGTGCCGCAGCATATCGCTGTGGCAGCGGATACAACGACGGTAGCGTGTATCTGCCAATCGAAGACATTCTCGCGGAGCTCAACACCCGCGAGCACGTCCCCAACAAGATGGAAGCAAAGGCTATCCGTCGAGCAAGAGCAAAACAAGGAATATAACATGGAATTTTTAGCAGCATTTGGCGGAGCATGGTTTGGCATTTTCATGCTTGCCGTCCTGGTTCTGGGCATCGTTAGCGCAGAATACGACAGCTTCTTTATGGGGTCGGCCACATTGCTGGTTGGCCTTGCAGTGGCAGAGTTTGTCTTTGCAGTCCCGGTGTGGGCAGCTATTGTCGCCAACCCGTTGATGGTGTTGATGATCATTGCGCTGTATGTGGCAGTTGGCGCGCTATACACTGCACTGTGGCGCTGGCCTGATTGGATCAATACCCGCGCACCGGCTATCAAAAGCGCGTTTGCAGACTGGACACGCGACAACAACGGCATGCCAGTTGAAGGCGGATATGCTACTGCATTTGAAGCATTCACTCATAGCTACAAATACCGCGACTTCACCGCAGCCGAGAACAAAGAGCGCCTCAGCACCTGGACGCTGATGTGGCCGTGGAGTTTGTTTTGGGTCCTTGCCAACCGCCCTGCGCGCTGGATCTGGAACCAAAGCTATTGTGTCCTCGGACAACTGTTTGACAAGGTGGGACGAGCGCAAGCCCGCCGCAGCGTGGAGAGACTGAACAAGTGAAACAAATGATTGTGATGCGTCATGATCTCAAAATGCCCGTGGGCAAGCTAATTGCTCAGGGCGCTCACGCTAGCATGAAAGCTACCTTGCTGAACATGGAGCGTGCAGAGGTCAAAGAGTGGCTGGCTGGCAAGTTTACCAAGATTGCCGTGTTGGTGCGCAGCGAAGAAGAACTACTGGAGGTCTACAACAAAGCCCGGGAGGCGGGACTGATTGCCGAACTGGTGACAGATGCAGGACTGACAGTGTTCAACGGTGTGCCAACCAACACCTGCATTGCAGTTGGTCCAGCCACCCATGAAGCGTTGGTGCCCATCACTGGCCACCTCAAACTGCTATGAAAATACTGTGCCCAGATACGTTTGCCCCTGTTGGCAAGAATTGCGGTAGTCATTGTGTATGCTATCCGCTGAAAAAAGGAAAATAACATGCACCTATACCTACTCTTCTCGTTCTTGCTGGCACACTGGATTGCCGACTTTGTCATGCAGACACACTGGATGGCAGTGAACAAAAGCAAGAACTGGCGCGTGCTAACTGCCCTCGCTCTTGTATACACAGGCACCCTAGGGTTGGTGCTGCTGGCGCTAGGCACACTGATTGGTCCGTTTGTGACGACCCCGGCGGCAGTTGTAATGTTGGTGTCACCATCCACGTTCTTGATTTGGGTGGGGCTGAATGGCGTGCTGCACTGGATCACAGACGCACTCACCAGCCGTTGGACTGCGCGACTGTGGCGCAAGGCTGACTACTACAACTTCTTTGTGGTGGTGGGTCTGGATCAGCTGATTCACTACGTTACGCTGATCACCACTTGGGTCTTGCTGGCGACATATCTCGGTTGACAACCAGTCCAACCTGCACTATAGTGATATCAACAACTGAGGTGCAGCATGGACTACGATTTGGAATTCTTTTTGGCCGAACAAGAGGCAGTTGACCTCGAAGAATACAAACGGCAATGACCGCCGCTGAGTGGAATGCACACTGGCACGTTGATGCGAATGCGCAAAGAATCGTATATTGGCGTTGGGATCGCAAGTTTCTGCAATCAGGGCCAAGGCGTAACTACTGAAAAGGGCTGGCGCTACACCGCTGCTGAGATCAAGCATGAACTAAGCAAGCGTGAACACGCCCCAAACAAGGCTGATCGCAAGGCTGCTCGTCAAGCAGCCGCCAAGCGTGGTAAATAACAGATAACGCTTCCGTAGCTCAATGGATTAGAGTTTTGCGCTTCGAACGCAACGGTTGGGGGTTCGAGTCCCTCCGGGAGCACCAATAAAGGCTATGCGAAAAAAGGTTCGTAGAAGCGTATGCTAACAACTTGGACCCTGCAATCGTAAGGCATCCAGCTAACTGTGAATTCCTGTTGCATAAGAAAAATGCAGCAAAGACTTACTTCTCCTCAATAACTCCTGAAGAGTTAATTGCGACCGTGGCGAAATGGTAGACGCTTCAGTTTGAGGGACTGGTCCCGCAAGGGGTGGAGGTTCAAGTCCTCTCGGTCGCACCAATAATTCAATGATCCAATCGTTTACGTCTACGCACTGACTCAGAGATCTTCTGCCAGGTTTCGGCTGAGAATTTCTTACCCCGGTTTACTTCTGAGAGCTTTTGCCTAGTTTCCACTGAATGTTTCCTATTGCGCGCCGCAATTGACATTTTTGCCTTGGTTTCCTCAGATCGAGTTTGCCCAATCAAGCTCATACGACGCTTTTCTTTTGTCTCAATCGACTGCTTTTTTCCGATATTGCTCTTACCGCAAACACCTCTCATCTTCTTTTTGGTTTCCTCACTGACAATCCTACCGCCTTTAAGGTTTTCATATACTCTTGCGGTGATCTTTGTTTGATAGCGTTGGTGAAATTTGTTACCACAGCGCATCATGCTGAGGGCATACACCATCTTAGATTTCTCTAGACCGGTTGTCATCTTAGTTAAACAACCAATGGCAGATGAAGTGCTCTCTCGCTGTAAGCTTTGCTAGGTTTTCTTTGCAGTTAACGCCACCGAGAGATTCGGGTATAACGTGATGTCTTTCTAAGTATGTGTTAGGTGGATGAGTTTTTGATTTTGCATTAGCAACAATTCTGTAATATACTCTGGTATACTTGTTGTCGATAAATATCATGCTGGTGCTCCTAATAGCATTAGAGTAGTTGGGGTGGCCGCCCGCGAACTACAGTATTTAGCTAAGTAGGTGCGAGTTGATAAATATAGTATGAGGAAACAAAAATGAGAGCCCGCGAATTCGTGATAAACGTTCCCATCACTATTAAGATCAACGGAGACGGCGATCCTGAAATCGACATGGACAACATGCCTGACCCAGAGTCAAAGCCTGCCGCAATGGTCACCCCTCAGCAGCAAGAGATTGAGCTGCAAAAAGCTGCACTTGGTAAGAAGACCATTGTAGCAGCACAACTCCTGGAACCGCCGGAACCAGACGAAATCGCTTAAATACTGTTGTAATGACAGGACAGTATTTTGGCTGATGTAAGAAAAATCAAATCAGGCTTGGTCAAGTTTCCCTTCGACCAATTCATTGGCGAAGCTGGTAACCTCTTCTTCGATCCCGACACCGGTAACCTGTTCCTCAGCGACGGCGTTACTCCTGGTGGTATTCCCGTTGGGGGCGGTGGTGGAGGTGGGGGCGGAGACGTCAGCAAGTTCGGCACCCCTGTAAACGATCAGCTGGCAGTGTGGCGCAACAGCACAACTATTGAAGGCGACACCCGTCTAACGTGGAACGGCACTAACTTTGCCATCACAGGCAACATCGTTGTCAGTGGCACAGTAGATGGCCGCGACATCAGTGCAGACGGCAGCAAGCTAGACACCATCCAAAGTGGCGCAACTGATGACCAGACTGGTGCAGAAATCACCAGCAGCCTTGATGCTTACCTGGGTGGCACCGCCTGGCGAACACCAGGCATCACCGACCTGTCAGGGTCCAACACTGACGACCTAGCCGAAGGGTCAACCAACCTTTACTTCACCAACGAACGAGTAGACGACCGCGTCAACTCGCTGCTGGTCGAAGGCAGCAACATTGTATTCTCATACGACGACGTTGCCAACACGCTGACCATCAGCTCACCAACGGCAGTGTCGCTAACTGGACAGTGGCGTTTTGATAGCACCACTACAATGGCCAACCCAGGCAATGGTGACATCAGACTCAACAACGCAGTTATGGCAAGCGTGACGCAGATTGCCATTGCTGAACTGTCCAACAGCGGAGTAGACACGCAAAACTATCTAGCCACACTACGAGTTAACGACACCTTCTACTTGCAGGATGAAGATGACGCTACCAAGTTTGGACGATTTGTCATCAATGCCCCTCCAACCGACAACGGCACTTGGTGGCAACTGAGTGTGACCCATGTCAACAGCGGTGCTGGTGGAACCCCGAGCAACAACCAAATTTGCCGAATTGCGTTTCTGCTCAACAACGGCGGGGGCAGTGCTAGCGCAATGTCTGACCTCACTGACGTAGACCTCACTGGCCTAAGCAACAACGACATACTAGTGTATGACAGTGTGAGTGCGACGTGGAAGCCCGAACCCAACAGTGGCGGTAGTGGCGGCACTGCATTCATGCCTCAGGTAGACTTGATTGACGACACAAACGGCACCTACTACTACTTTGGTTGGGTGGACGGCGGTAACGGCTACTGGCAAATCAACCGCCAAACCCGTAACAACGCACTTATTGGGCGAGCTGACATCATAAATAACACGAGCATAGCCAATCTAGGAGCCGCATGGCCTCTAAGAGCCGGCTTAACGTATAGTTAAAGGAATCACTAAATGGCACTTATCATTGACCCGGACCTACTCAACCAGGGAACCGAAGTAACAATTAACAGCACTGCCAGAACAATCACATTGAACCTGGCAGGCAACCTCAGCACAGACGGTGTTACATTGCAGACACTTTACTCATTCCTGAAAGAGGAATGGAAGAACGACGCTGCACTTATCCCATTCCCATTCCCAATGATCGCTATTACTCCTGAACAGTTTGAATTTGTCAGCGACTGGGTTCCAGCTAACGATGCTACTCGTAAGTTGATCCGAACAGGTGGTTGGTCAGAAGTTACTGCGGCGGGTGTTAAAGAGCGTGAATACTTGGGTGTTGTTACACTTGGTTTCATTGACCCAGCTGATACAGCTTACTACGCATTTGCAGGCGATACTGCACGAACAGTTTTCACTTACTCAGGTCCAGTTAACGAAGCTATCCAAACATACGGTGATGCCAGCAACGGTAACTTTGACAAGCGCAACGCGGTTCTCACAGTTTACATCCGAGTCCAAGGAAAGACTTACGGTCAGACCAGCACAACTGACATCGGTGTGGGCACTATCACATACAAGGTTGAACGCTTCCCACTAACCGAAGCAACTGACTTGAACATCACCGCAAGTGACGCAACAATCGCTGCTGATGCTCCGTATACTGGAATGAGCATCGCATTCTTTGTATCACCACAAAGCAAAGCTATGGGCGTGCCAACATACAACTTTGGTGTTGTGGTTGATGCAAATGGCGGCACCAGTAAGCAGGTATACGAATTCATCCAATACAGCTTGCGCCAAAACAGCGACATTGACGACGGTAGCAGCATTGTAAACGGTTACTTGGCCAGTGCTATGGCAGTGTTTGTCGGTAGCAGACTTGACACACTAAGTGTGGTCAACGCTGCTGGTGGTGGTAGCGGTGTGTTCATTGAAGCCATTTCGGCGGCCAGCATCAACGATGTGCGCTACATTGACAACACTGCAACCTACCGCACCTTCCCATACGTGGCTGCTGGTGTGCTCAACTTCAGTGCCACCTTGGTTGCTGACGCAGACGCAATCTACCGCATGTTTTTCACTACTAACCCAGGCGGCAGCTTCGGAACGAGCAGCGCAATTATCGTAGACAATGCGAGTGGCGTTGACATCAGCGGCACAGCGGGCGGCATTGCAAGTATTCCCTTCACATTTGACTATGATGGTAACGTGCAAGGCGGCAGAACCGCCGGCACTGACGCTGCGGTAACGGTGGTGGCTATTGGTTTGAGTGGCGCACAGTATGTGGCTGCAACTGGAACGCTTACACGCTCGACTACCAACAGCATTTCTATCGTTGCTCCGTTGGAAAGAAACTACGCCAACCCATAAGGCTAACGTATGGCAAACATTACAGTCTCAGTCAACCGCAACATGGATGACGCTGCAATCAATGGATTGCTCAATGGTGAAGACGTTATCATCAACACCAACGCGGTTCTCACCTTCAACAGTGACAGTCGCTGGGGGCAACAGGCTGCGGTTCCAGGTAACATCACAATTGACGCAGGCTCCGGCGGAATCTGCAGATTTGATGGACGAGATGTTTGGTGGATGGCATATGATGCTGGCACCGGAAACGTCCCGGCACTAGGCACTGCTGGCGTTCAAGACTGCACCGCAGCCGGTGGTGCAACTGGTGAGTTTCTCGGCGTCTTCACAGTATTAACAGCATTAGGTGTTGTGCCCGCGGGCATAGCTATGCCCGCCACTGGCTTCATCAAGTTTCGCAGCAAGGTTGGCACGTTTGTAGACAACGAAGTAGTGACACTACCTGGCGGTGCAACAGTTGATGTAAACAGTGCTACAGGCGGACAACGTGGCTGGCTACATATTGTTGGTGAAGAATTAAACCTAATCACCGTGCCCCGCCGCGGCAAGTTTGAAAGCTTTGGCGATTGGTTTGAATTGGGTGAAGGTTCTGGTGCGACCGGGCAAACGCTGCAATACTATGTCACTGATGTTTGCCCTGCAATACAAGTGGAAACCAGTGCAGGTAGCGGTGTGTATGAATGGTGGGCCAACGCCGGTGCAACACGCTGGGGGCAAAACGGTCGCATTGCCCAGGATGCAAGAGGCAAGTATTTCAACTGCATCGCTGCGGGCGTGATCACCTTTGCGTTACGTGGCGCAGTCAACAACGGCGCCGTTCCTCCGACTGGTGCAAAATTTCGTGTCCCCAACATTCATGTAAGCAGCACAACCACTGCTGTTAGCTTTGCCACCAACCTCGTCAACACTTCTATTGTTCACAGATGGGAATTCCTCACTACATCGGCAGGCAACATTCGAATTGACAAGACTGCTGGAAGTTGGTATTTGAACCTCGCCCAGGCATATAATGTCAATCTCAGTGATTCATCATTTTTTGACACTGTCATTGTGACTGAATGTGCTACTGAAGTGATATTGAATGATTGCGCTGTGGGACTCTCTTTGGCCTACGATTATTCTCCTATCGTTTCAACTTCCAACTTCGCTGGGGTGACTGTTACTAAAGGCCGTTATGTCAAATATCAAGGTGAAAGTGGTGACGTTGGTGCTGTATTCACAGCGTGTTCAAATGTCACTATAACTGATACTCGGTTTGATCAATTTGGTGACAACACTGATGTAACTTTAACTAGAGGTTCCGTTAACTTAGCTGTTTTACAACTGTACCAGATCAATGGATTTGCACTCAGCGGTGTCATTGCTGTGGGTGCTGCCATCCGAATTATTGCCAGCAGTGACGGATCAATCATCAACACAGTGTATGCTGATACACCAAGTAACTTTGTCACAACCACCGTGTATCCTGTTTATGCAATTGATATTTCTACTTTCTGTTCGGACATTGTGTGCAGTGGATTGACTAACCTTGATGGTATTGCTAATGTGCATCCATATTATGGATTTGTTGGCATCAGTAACAGCTTCCGAGTTACTGTGGAAAATCTTGGCACCTTTGCAAGTCCCTACAACACCGGAACAGGAAATCAAATGGGCGTAATTGCAGCACTGGTTGGAAGCAGCGGCGGCGACCATATTGTGCGCCGTTGCTACGCTACCAACCTACGAACAGGTCTTGTTTCTACCATCAACAGTAACAACAAGATACAGCTAATTGACGTTAGAGGTGACTATGCTGACCCAGTCCAACTTTCTGCGACGAACGTTACAGCCGCAAAAGGATTGGCTGCTACCCCAGGTGTCACAGGACAAACTTCTGTTTATGGAACACACATTCTTGATGCATTCACTGCCGCTACAACTGGTCGTATTCTATTCAGCGCGAATGAGCCGACGGCAATCACAGCCGCGCAACTGTCTACCACAGCTGGTATCGCATCATACACTTCAACTGGAAACGTCAAGCTGGCCAACGTGGGCGACCAAGTAACTTGGACCATGGATTACTTTGCCCTAGGACACACTGCACTGGCCAACATTGCGCCAACCTTTACCGGCACAAACGCCGGCAACCACCTAATGGAATTCCAATGGGACACTGGCAGCGGATGGAACGGAACGTGGCTTACTGCAAACGGCGCAAACTTGTCAGCAGTTGGTGCAATCAACCCAGCAACGGGCATCAAGCTCAAAGTAAGAGCAACATGCACTATTGCCGCCGCAGCAAACGTCATCACCTTCTACAGAATTGATACTGTAAGCACCAGCGTTGCGCAAGGCAACCAGTATCCACTTCCAGGATATGCACTCACACTTACGGGATTGGTAGCAGGCAGTGAAGTTCGTGCATACCAGGGCACTGATCCAAGCACTGCGGTGTTGCTAGGCGGTGTTGAAACCAGTGGCACCAGCTTTGTGCTAGACTATGAAGAGGCGGTTGGTGGAACCGCCGGATACATTGTTGTGTTTGCGCTTGGTTACCAGGCTATTACAATCCCGCTCACTTATCCATCCTTGGATAGCAGCATTCCAATCCAGCAAGTTATCGATCGAGTCTACGACAATCCATAAATAGTAGTATGGCAGACTTTATCTTCGACGGTCCAAATCTCCTGATCATTGAACCAGCTGGAACCGGCAACACCACCTATGACGTGCAACGCGACCTTTACAGCGCGTGGAAGCGTTGGGTTGCAAGTGGCGCTGGAGCAGGATATCCAGATGCGTTCAGCATCGAAGGTGGAACACCAATTGGTGCTACAGGGCTGTTTACAGGAACCACCTACATTATGACCAATGGCTGGAAGGTGCAGCCAGCCAACCACGAGCATCAACTGTTGCTTGTGGGCAACATATTCAGCGACGACGGCGTTGTGATTGTGCCGCCAGCAACCGCCAAAACCAGTGTGCAGATCATTTCAAGCACCACTGCACAGGGCATTGCCACCGGCAGCGGACTCAGCACCGACCAAGAAAACGCACTTTATGCGGCTCGCGACCATGCAAGAGCAGCAAACGTGCAGACACAACCAGTATAAATTGGCGCTATATCTTGTGGCGCAACATCACCGTAGGCGTATGACCTGTATAAAAGTATAGGTCTGCGCACTTTATTCTGCGTGGCCACCCACTAAATAAGATTGACAGCGCCTAGAAGATGCTGTATATATTGAGGTTATGAAGGTGTGTTTTATGACAGATACTGCGTTGAAGGTTAGGTTTGCAGTTCTTGCGGTGATTGCGCTCTGCTTTGCCATGGGCCTCTGCACAGGCACACTGGCCTCTATTCACGTCCTTCATTGATGTAAACCGTTCTTAAAAAGAAAACGCCCGCATCGAACTGCGCAAGACCTTCACAGGCATCAACAACGGCCAAGGCAGTTCGCAAGTGTTTATGATTGTGTCACTGGCTTGCAGCCAAGCACGAATACCGTCGTGCGTTTCAGCGCGGAGTTGACGACTATTTCCACAACGATGTTCGCGGGCTCAACGTGCGTATGAGCATGAATGGTCCTCTGCTGATGACGTTTGAGCAGTTTGCAGAGATCAACCAGATTGTGCAAGAAGCTCGCGAGACGCTGTTGGCTGGTTAACCTATAAATACATTCCTATTGGATAGGAATCTGCATGTGGGTCTTGGTCGCTTTTCTTTACTACATTCCAAACGAAGAGCCACTCAAGATTGAGATCCCGTTTGAATCATATGAAGCTTGCGAAGCCGTGAGCAGCAAGCCCAAGGACTTCCGTTTGCAGTTTGGCGCAGATGGTATTGACCTCGTCTGCGTGATGCAAGGCCCAGACATTCCGCTGACAGGCAACACTGCTTAAATAGATTGACCTACAGCGCAGTTGTGCTATTATATGGTTATGAATGTATTGGACAACCTCAAGGCGCGACACTTTGACCTCAACCTCCACACCGCGTGGGTTGACGAGGCAGAAGGTGTGGCTGTTTTTCCGCTCTACAACCTGAGCGGCAAGATGGTTGGATACCAACAGTATCGTCCAACGGCCAGCAAAGCGCCCAGCAACGATCCTAAGATGAGCCGCTACTTCACCTGGCGCCCAAGCGGCGTTGTTGGTGTGTGGGGCCTTGAGAGCTGGAGTGCGAGCCGAGTTCTCTTTGTAACAGAAGGAGTATTC